TGTTGTCACCGGAGCTAGTGGTGTTGTTAGGAGAGGGAATCAGTGGATGCACAGTGTTAGCACCGCTAATGGTTCTTGTGGAAGTGTTCTGATTGCTTCTTTTGAAGGGAAGTATTGTGTGGTCGGTGTGCATGCTGGCACTGAGGGTGGTGGTCCAACTCCTAATTATTGTTGGGTTATCGAACCTAGTTCAAAAAACTAGAGGGCCCCACCCCTGCTGGGGCCATCCCGAGTACACACTCACAGTTGTGGACTCCCAAATTAGAACCTGTTATAACTTTTGACCACCTACGCGTGGTGCATCGTATATCTTACCTTCATCCTCTTCCTAATTACAGGAATAGAAGATTTCGTTTTGATGACCTGCTTTTCTCCCGTTTGGGTGAAAACATGAGGAGTGAGCTTCAAGCTCTCGCTGGCCCATACTATAGAGTGTATGGTGATAAGCGATCGTTCGATCTGTCTTTTCGTAAGATGGATTGTGCTCCCTGTTATGACTACAAGAAGCATCCCTTGTGGGACAGCGCTATAGAGCGTGTTTATGACCGCTATGGCCGCTTGTTTGCCGATATAGAACATAATTGTATCGCTACCCTTGACGATATAGTTGCTGATATGGATATGACCAGATCTTCTGGTGTACCTTGGGGAATGCTTAAGATGAAGACTAAAGGAGATTGTTTTCGATCTCCTGTCTTTCGCAATTACCTTGCTCATCCCGAGCTTATGGTTCCCCCTGTGTGGAAAGTTGTTGATAAATCTGAGTGGTATCATGCTAATGATATAGATTCTGGAAAGGTGCGTACTTTCATTATCCCTCCTACGGATTTTCTTGTTTTGCAAAAAATATGTTTTTGGCGTCAGAATGAAGCTATGAAGATGCGTCACTCTTCTGCTTATGGTTTTAACCCCTATAGGGGTGGTGTGCATCGTCTTGCTTTAAAGCTTTTGCGTAACCCTATCTTCTTGTCTTATGACGTGAGAGGATGGGATCGTTTGCTTCCCCATATGCGTGAGGTCTATGATCTCAGGCTTTCCTTCATACCCGAGGAAATGCTTTATATCGCTGAATGGGTTTCTGATAACACCATTATAACTTTTCTGATTTACCCTGATGGTACTATTGTTTGTAAGATCCTTGGTAATAATTCTGGATCCGGCACTACTACTTCAGATAATATTCTTGCTCACGACTTTATTTCATGTCTTGTTCTTCTCGAGATCTTTGGTGAGTCTCCCGACTTATTGGAGGCTGCCGTGCAGGCCCTCTTTGGAGATGACAATGTTTCTTCTATTCCAGAAACTCCCGTTGATCTCGAAACAACCTACCGCTCTATTTTCCGCCTTTTTGGTTTGGAGCTCGATCCGTTTAAAACTTCCC